GCTCCTAAGAACTGACGTTCTCTCCCAAAGGGAGTTACTAGCATGTGTGTTTTGGAGATTGTGTCTTTAACGTACTGGTGAAAGATCTTCTGCACAGAAGGATCGTGCGCAGCGACTTTCTTGAGAAACATGTTACAATCGCTCTCACTAAAACTAAAGCCTTCTTGCGCCAGTGCATCGCTCATACGACCAGCTTTCATGTCGTAGTTGCTAGCATGACGAGTTTTCTTCCCAAGATACCGCTCCATTGATTCTTTCCACTCATTAGGAGTCTTCGCATTGAGTGGGATGCCGAAGATAACAGAAGCAAGCCGAGTGTGCCGACCGTAAACGTCAGTATCATCTCGTAGTTCCTTGAGTGCTTGATGATTCTCAGAGAGCGCACTTACTGGCCAATCTTCAGCACTGATCTGATCGACCATTAGGAAAATGTTTCCGGGTCGAGATACTAGACAGCGCCGGTACATGGACGCTACGTCTGAGTGCTTCGGAAAATTCTGAGCATTGTTCCCAAATCCAAAAGTATGTCTTCTACTTGAACGTCGTCCTGTGAGCGTTCCGGCGACATTATAGTTACTAAGAAAGAACGCGTTGGAATCTCTACTGAGCAATCTAGCGTTAAGATAAGAGGAGTAGAGTTTACCAAGCTCTCTAATCTTAAGAATTGCTCTAATCGCAGGATCTCCTCCGGGATACGCAAACTGATTCTTCGAGAGCATCTTCTGGAGAGCGAGTTCTCCGGTTGAGTAGTTTTGTCCATAATCTCCCTCTGAATTCTTTTTTGTGATCTTGACAACTTCATAGCCAAGAGTTTTTAATCCTGTCAACAGCGCAAACTTACCCTGTGTCGCATTGATATTAATTGCGCCGCCAGCATTAAGACCTTTGACAGCCTCATCTGGAGCATTAGCCGCGCCGACAAAAACCTTTGTTCCCCACTGATTCGATGCGATAGCTAGTTGTCGCGTGACTTCCGCTTTAACGATAGCTTTAGCCTCTGCGATTCGTGCTGTATTGACGCAGATGCCGCGGTTGCCTATTTCATAATAGGCTACTTGAAGAGCGTGTTCATAGGAATTGGTTACTCGATCTGGCACTACAAACCTTCTCTTTCCAGAATTGCTTTCATAGCATCAACCTCAGCAACAATTTTATCCAACTCATGTTGAAGACTCAAAATATAACAAATTGGAATAATCTCTCTCAGCATAAGAGCGATTTCACGGATTTTTGCCAGGTGCTTGTTCATTGATTCTCCTTACCTCAATTGCGGCCGTTCGTTAAACTCAAGTTCTTGTGCGTCGTAGATCTCTCTTGTGATGCAAGCATCCAGACAATTGTATCTACGAAATTTGTCCATATATTTAAGTGTCCAATGATGGCCATCATCTTTGTAATAGGGTTCACGAGTATACTGTCTCGTCATAAACTGTAACTTATGACTCAACTCTGGCCACAAGATATGATGGCGCAGCAGAGTATCTTGGACTCTTTCAAGTCGTATCCTAAACCCCAGCATGTTATGAAACAATGCGTCATAGTTAAAAAAGTTCTGACCCAAGAGAATCGGAACATTGTAATAGAGATCATCAAGTCTTCTCCAGAGTTCTCTGTTCTCGCTTGGCTTATCCCTAAAGAGCTTGAAACTAATCCCAAACGTAGCCGAATCAGCAAGACCCATCAATAGTGGATACCCTGGATGTGGAGAATACTTCTGGCTTCTATACGTGGGATTCTCGATATCGTCAGACAAAATCTTTGCGCTACGAAAACGCTCAAGATATACAATTAACTCATCCATATCCATGTCGTGATACTTCATCACACGTTCTGGAAGAGCTTGAAGTGTGCCATGTTTCTGCCAATACTTAAACTCATCGCGGACTTTCTGTAAGTCCACATAGGTAGTGATGTTCCGCTCTGTCCAATCCGCCACGCATCTGTCAGGACCATAGACAGGGATCATGTAATGTGGATACGCGAGTGACGGCGCCGACAACAGAGAGCCAGCGTACTTCTGCAACTGTCCTGCACTCGTAGTCATTAGTTTAGGCTCTCTTAACTCCGTCAAAAACCAACCTGCCGCGTCTCCTAGAACGAGGACAATCGGAGGAGTATAATGCACTAACTCAGCATCCAGACTAGCATAAGCATGAGCATCGTCAGTGTTTGGAGCACGAGAAGTAAAATAACAATCTGATTGATTGATACCAGCTTCTTGAAGCATCTTGAAGAATACATGACCCATTCCTCCTGAGAAGAGTGTGCCCTTGTCAGAGCCGTAGGGTTTAGCTAGTATAACCCAAATGCGAGATGTTGGTGTACCACGCGGGCCAATATAGGGCATCAGTGTTTACTCCTTGCTGCGTACTTTCCTGTTAGATATCTAAAACTGCCAGCAAGAGCTCTGCATATCTTACACTCTCTTGCCCCTCTTACATTTATGTACGTGTTTTCTTCTGTGTATAGATGGTTTCTTGGACAAGATACTTTAGAGTCGTTGAAATGATGCCCTTCCTCCACACAATCTTTTACATTTTCGAGCTGGGTTCCACTGTATAGGTGTTCTGGATTAAAACACCTTCTTGAAGAACATTCTTTTTTATGGTTTACGTTTAGATTTTTCTGGAACTCCGAAGGTCTAAATAAGGCAAAACTCAGTCTATGAACACGCCAATCTTCATTCTTAAAAGACATAGTACCATAACCAGTTTTCAAAACTGATCCGGTCCATAACCAGCAACCATTGGTGGTTATAAAACGACTACTCAGCAGTCTTTTTTTCGTTCTTTCTTCATAGGCAATATCGTAGATCATTGAACACGCTCCCAAATATCCCTGAGCCAAAACAGTTGTTTTACCGAGCAAGAGGTTTGCATCCCATCAATAAAGGCACGCTCTTTGAGAGACAGCTTAAAATAAGTTTCTGTCGTTGCTGTCAACATGTTGACAATCCTACCCGCTTCTTCAAGACGCTCAGCGGGATCAAGAGTACATTCACTTAGAGAGTGGTAGCTCATCTTCCTTCTCCTTTTCTCTAAGCTCCCTCAAGAGCCTAGAGAAAAAGAGGCGACCTCCGTAGAAGTCGCGCTCTTTCTGTGTTAGTTCTTGATCAGATTGGTTGAGTGTTTTTCCGTACAACCCGGCACGGCACATTTGTACTGCCGCACTTCATTGCGCTTCTTACCCTGATACTCCGTCTCCGCAAGCTCAACCTCCATCGTTTTGTTGAGCAGCGGCCCCTGATACTTCCACTGTGAAGGATCATCAGGATGTGTGTCCGAGCCTTCAAAGAATCCCGGCAACGTCAGATGAGCTTTTTCGGTTCCAGCAAACTCATCCTGCACTTCTTCCATCGGCAAGCCAGTAGCATGAACGAAGTCAAGGATAATAAAGCCGGCCTTAGAATTAAGACCAGCGAAAATCCTGCGGCCATCATACTCTGAGTTGTTGATGATAGCAAGTTCAGCGTTCAGTGACACAGACTCTCCATCCTTTGATGCCTTCGGACGGAAGTTCTTGACTTGTAGTGTGTACCATCCTGCTGGTACGGGCAATGCTCCAGAGAGTTCTTCTTTCTGATAAGACATTTGAAATGCCATTGTGTACTGCTCCTTATTCTTTGGTTTTGAAATTCAGTTAAAGTTTTGCTAAAGTCGCTCGTTTAGCCTTATGCTTCGCAATCATGTCCATGATGTTAGGCGGTTCGGTAGCATCAAGTAACATTGTAGTCGATGCCGTCACATCATACGTTGGCTTGCAAGTGACTTTATAATTCTGCTTACCGTCAACCTGAATACGGTAAACTTCATTGAAAAGACTGAGAATATTTTGAAGATACTGAGGACTAACCACTACCTTTCCAGTGTATTTGGTTTCATCCTTAGTAGACTCAGCGTTATCCTTCTCATCACGTTCGTGGAAAACAAAGATCATGTTCACTCCAAGTGGTACAAGCTCACCGATAAGATATTCGCAGTACCTTTGTACTCCTACCACAACGTCCCAATCTTTTCCTTTGTATACAGTAGTAGAATTACCTACTCTAATACCCTTGAAAAGCGTAGGAGCTTGTCTGCGAATCTCGTCTTCAAGAGCTTTTACCATAAATGTAACAGAATCAAATACAACAGTTGTTGGAAGAGTCAGACCTTTAGCCTTATTTGCTTTCATTACTGAAAGATCTGACTCAATCATAAGCATTGTCGGTTTAGAAAGAATAAACAAATCAGGTTTACCTTCCAGCGACTCAGCACGATCATCGAAGTCATAATATCTGATCGGACCCGGCGCTGTTGCAGCAAACCAACTCTTCCCACTCTTCGGTACTCCCATAATGGCAATTTTGAGACGCTCTGTGGCGTGTACATCCTCAGAGCGTACTCCGACCATGTTTGCGAAAGGATTTGGTGTCGTTCCCATTAGAGTCCTGCTCCTTTGGAGTTACTTTTTTGCGGTTACTATAGGTGCAGTATCTGCCACTACAACAGCTTGCGCTGCTACCAGAGCCGCCTCATCTGCGGCTGTCTGTACATCTTGTGCCAGCTCACTGGAAGCATGAGCGCGACACTTCTGATACTGCGTTACAGTTTGTGCCTCCGGATTCTCATCCGTCGGCGTGTCAGTAGTAATTGTGACAAGAAAATCCCCCGCTCGCCAGCATTGCATATGATTTGCAAGCATCTGCTGACACTTAGTAATCTGCAAATTCGGCAGACTTGTCACAGGTTCGTATGTTTTCGTTGTTGCCATGTGCTACTCCTTCTCCTGCTTGTTAAAATGTTGTAGGTTTAACAGTCTCCGTATCCCAGATCGGGAGCTTGAGGAAACCATTGTTGAGAGTAGCTTGTTCTGCTTCTCTAGAACTTTGTCTGCATACATCTCTGAATGCACACGTTGTCATGTGCCAGTTTGTGCAAGCTGTGGTGTTACGCCAGAGAGGAAAACTAGCTGCAAAACTTTCTGTATCGAGAATTAGATGCTGTACAGTTGCAAGCATCCTATAACGATAGGCTTCGAGCTGCTCTGACGTCTTCCTAATCGGCACGCGCTTAAACCGTTCTTGCGGTGTGGAAGCTGGTTTCTTCTGAATTAAGTTCATTAGAATCTTCGAGCAGTCACGCTTTAAGAGCTGGTCCTCCGGTACAAACTGCGGAAGAATCTTCGAGAGTGCATAAATGTACCCTGTTGGACCTTCCTCTGTCTCAAACTGCATCCCAGGATCGCCGCGAAAAGCACCCATTGTCTTATGATCCATAGGACAGATGAAATATCCATCGTCTACAATCAGGTCCATTCTACCAGCGAGATAGATTTCAATATCCTCGCCGATGTACAGAGGCACTTCGCCGTTTCTGCCGAAGGAAACTTCTGTACCAAGAACTCTGATCTTCTCATTCAGCGGTGACATTACAGACGCGTACTGCATTAACAAGCCAGCAAAACCGAACGCGCCGCCGATAGCCTTAAACTCCTTGTGCTCTGAGTGAACATCCATACTCATTTCCTGCCACTCGGCCATAGCACGAACAGAAGCCCACTTAGTAACATCAAAGTCAGGATTCTTAAACTCCTGATAATACATCTCCAACATCTTATGAAGCAGAACGCCAAAGTCCAAATACCACGCACGTTCTTCTTCTCCTTCTTTGACGCCGGATTTCTTTTGATAGCCTTGGACGTTGGAGTAAAAGAAATGCTGAGAACAGTTACGATAGGTGCTAAGCATGTGATTATCTATGACGATAATCAACTTCTGCTTGACCTCATCGTAGTGTATCCACGGCAACGGTATACGATTGAGAAACTCAATCAACTGATCGGAGGGTTTCATATTATTGTCCTTTGCAGATGTTGTCGATCTGACGTGATTCTGGAATAATGTCCTCGTACAACACAGGCACCAGACGCTTGAATTCTTTCAACAATGGAATCGTCACCTGCCGCATCTGTGGGTGTGCCTCTTTGCTGGTTCTCATCAGGAAGAAATGACGCCACTGCCTAAGATTGAAAGTCACTATTATCTTGCTGGAAAGGGCGTTCGGAAATACACTCCTTGCTTCTTGTGGGCGCCAACCCCTGTCCACAAGAGACTGGTAGCGTTGTTCTGCCGACTCTATGGCTTTCAACCAATCATGTTCGTATAAGCAATTCTGAGTATGTCCAGGTTTCAAACAATGAGTCCATGCCGGCTTATTCGCCTCCCGAAAACACGATGTAGATTCACGTGGCTCTTGTCCTGCAAGGCACAGAGGACACACCACATCCGGTTTTGGGTAGATGAACGTCGGCGGCATCTTCTTCGCATAGTTCACAAACCGCGTCGATTCCTGCGTGTACGCAGCCAATCGGTGTCGAACGATTTCATGTGTAATGCCACGGTCAACCAAAAACTCCACTGAGGCTGATACATGTTCAGTCACCGACCAGTCACCGTGTTGAAGAACCACAGCGCGGATGAACTTTTCACACTTAGCGACTTCAGCCAGTCTAATTTCTTCAGATGTATCACTTAGAGGGCCGCCAGTATTCATTAGATACTCGCGCTCGGCAACTACCAAAGCAGTTTCATCTTCCGAGCGATGACTCACACGCGCAGCGTACTCGATACGCTTCAACGCGCCAGCAAGCAACTCTGGCTCCATTATCTTTGCGTAAGGTTGTACAATCTTCATCCTATTTTCTCCAATTCTTCAAGTTGCTGAATTACTTTGTTGAGATAAAACTGAGCTTTCTTCAAGTCTTGCAGCATATTTCCTTTGTGCTGTGCTCTGGCAACATACTTCACAATCTGCCAAAGCAACGGACTTGTTGGAAACCAATCCTGTAGTACATCTATAACCTCAAAACGTCCAAAGGTATAGTGCGAGGGATGGTTCACAGGATCATCGCTGAGAAGTTTAAGAGATTCTTCTGCGTTCTTTTTCAATACTTGCTCAACGTAGTCCGCACTAGGTGAGTTGTATCTAACATAGCTCATGTCAGTCGGTTTTGCTTTTTTCATTTCTCCTCCTACGCTTTCTTAAGCATCGCTGCTATCTTATCCATCGTCATTCCTTTGGCGGCCATGTTCTTGAGCAGCGCCGCTATTTGTTCTTGCGCCTTGGTCTTCGACACCGTGCGAGTTTTCTTCACAGTTGTTGTAGTAGTCTGGTTTACACCTGTTGTTGAAGGTGTTAGGTGAATCTTCACACCGGCGTACCTGTGCATTTTGGCTGTACGACGTTGCTCTTGCTCAGTGCACATCAGTGACAGAATGTTTCGATGATACTCAATACTAAGATCAAGCTCAAGATCGGATAATTCTACAATCTTACGCTGTGCAAAGAGCCAATCCAGACCACTAATCTGTATCTCCCTGGCCCTGCGTCTGTAGA